CACAAAGAAAAAAGCGCTATAGAAAATGCCATAAGGAAAGAATGGTTCTGTACAACAAAATTTATAGTTTATCGTACAGTAAATCGTAAAAACCATAAAGAATACATAGGCGTACATAAGTGTGTTGATTTAGACGATGGTTATTTAGGCAGTGGAACGCTCCTTAAAAAGGCCATAGAAAAACACGGATGTGAAAATTTTTGGAGAGAGGTTCTATATTGTTTTGATAATGCAGAAGACGCCTATAAAAAAGAGCGAGAGTTAATAACGCCTGAATTTATAGATAAAGAAACTAACTACAATGTGGTAGTTGGTGGAATGGGTAATGTTCCGCAGGTTGATTGCTCTAACTCTAATAAAAAAAGAGTTGTGTGTCACCAGACGGGTGAAGTATTTGCTTCTATCAGTGAAGCAGCAAAAAACATAGATGTTAGTACGTCTAGCATAAGTAAATCGCTAAATAACCCTAATTCGCCGGTAAAAAATCTTCATTTTTTTACCGTAGACGATTATGATCCACTTGTGAAAGTTACATTTCCCATTAATCAAGTTCTTCGTAGGATAGTCTGCTTAAACACTAAGCAGACATATGAATCCATCGAAAAAGCGGCGTTAGATTTAAACTTAAATTATAAGAGTTTAAGAAACGCACTTCTTATTAAGAACAAGAATGGCGTGTATACACTTAATGGTCATCACTTTCTTTATGATTATGAGTACGATCCAATGTCTAAAATAGAAATAATACACGTCAAGCTTTTATGCATCGACCTTAATAAAAATTTTGATACTTGCGTTGAGGCAGCAACATTCTTAAAACACAAAAACCCTAATTTTGCTGGAATAGCAATAGGTAGAGCTGCTAGAAAAGGTATTAAGATGTATAAACACACCTGGAAATATATAGAAATTAAAGAGCAACTTTAAAAGTAGGAGATCCAATGTCTGATAATAAGAAGGTTTTGAGCAAGTCGTTCGTAGATAACCACGAAAATGTCACCGAGGACGTTGCCGGCGAACTCATTGTTAAAGCTGAACAGAAGATCCGCGAGATTCGCGAGGAACGCAACGCTGACTCTAAATTGGCTACTGCTAAGGAGATTGTTAAAGATCTTAACTCTGCTTATAATAGCGCCATCAAGTATGAACATGCAAAGATTGACTTCCTACTTGAGAAGATCGCTGAGATCCAGTCTGGCGAAGTTAATCCTAGCTCAGGCGCAAACGCCTGATAAAATAAGTTAGTTCAACTAAGGAGTTTTTATGAGCCTAAGAGATTCTTATTTTAATGGTCCAAGCGGCGTCCAGCAGCAAATGGACGGTGCCTTTCAAGCTGGAGTAGCATACGTAGGGGCTGGCGTAGGCGACTCTTCCGTGCTTGAACTTGGCGATAGGGCAGGTTCTAATCTTGCTAGGGGCAGCGGTATGCCAGGGGCATACTTCACTTATGCTTCTCCCACTGTTAACTATGCCATGTGGATGGCTATCAATGGACAAGAAATTGCTCCTTCAGTTCCTGGCGCTACTCTCATCCAGGTAGATCTAACAAATACTGACAACGGCGTACAGGTTGCTGGCAAGATTGCCGCTGCAATGAACGCTATTGCCGGCGAGCCGTTTGCTGTCAGCCCGGTTGCAAACGTTGTGTCTATGACTAATAATGTTGCTGGCGTAGTTATTACTCCTATCTCTGTAGGAACGCTCAACTATACGTTTGCTTCGTTTACTGGCACTATTGCTGGTACCGCGACGCCCGTAACGATCACGGCTAACTTTGCTGGGCCTGCTGGCGCAGGCGTTATGCTAGTGTTTACTGGTAGCAACACCATCTCTCAGGCGATCACTACCTGGAACACCTCTAATCCTTTGAACTCTGTAACTCTCACTGCGGGTAACGGAACTCAGGTACCTACGGCTGGCACTCAAACACTCTCTGGTGGTAACACCGGAACGGCCTCTATAAGTCAGATTACTGCGGGTACTACTCCAACTGGCAACTTTACGACTCTTCAGACAGCGCTAGTTGCGGCTGCCGCTCAGGGACTCACTGATTTCCGCGTGCTCGTTCAAGGTACTGGTAGCGGCAACGCTGTGTTCCTTCGCTACAGGAATGGACACAATCAGTATCTCAGCGCGTTCTTTGCAGGTATCTCATATGCTCTTGCAGGTCAACAGATCTATGATTACCAGTGTTCGCTGACACTTGATATCAGCACGACTTCAAGCGCAAACGTCATCTTCAACTTCCACTTTGGTAGCCACAGAATGAAGGAAAGCGTCAATCTCGAGCCGTTGACCTCATCTTCGTTTAATCCAAATAATACTGGATTCAATAGCGGCGTTCTACCTATTTAACTTTTGACTGACAGTTAGAGGATTGAAGGGCGTGCCAAAAGCGCGCCCTTTTTATTTGTATAATTGGTACATGCCCAATTTTAAAGCTCCAGCGCAATTACACAATCATAGTAAGTATTCTCTGTTAGATGCGGTACCATCGCCGGAAGAATGGGTTGGTTGGTGTTTAGAGAGCGGTACCCCTGCATTAGCTATAACCGATCACGGCACTGCAATTTCCATGTATGACGCCTTGAAGTGCAAAGACTTCATCAAGGCATACAATAAAGAACATAAGACGAACTATCCGCTAGATGCCGTAACCCTTATTCCTGGTGTTGAATTGTACGTTAAACTGAACGCTGAAGATAAATCTCATCACCATATCACCTGTTGGGCGGCGAGCACCGAAGGTTATCATAACCTGATGAAACTAGCCTCCTTGGCATACAATGATACGGTCTCATATTTTGGTTCTGTAAAGGCTCGTGTTACCTTTGATCAGATTAAGCAACACAAGAATGGGATTAAGTTTGGAACAGGGTGTATAGCAGGACCCATTGGAAATGCTTTTTGGAACGGAGATAAGAAGCTCGCCGAAGATCGCTTCCTTATGTACAAAGAGTTATTTGGTGATGAACTCTACGTTGAGTTTCATTGCAACGATGTCACTCATAGCTTTAATAAGGCAACTGGCGGCTTCGATCCCATTCCGGGCGATGAATGCTCGTGCGATGGCAACAAGCAGAAGTACTACAACCTATTCCTAAAAGAGATGGTAGAGAAGCATGGCGGAAAGTGTGTTCCTGTTACGGATGCACACTTTATCAAACCTGAAGACAAGATCATCCAAGACTGTTTGCTAAAAAACGGTAGCTCACTAGGTTGGTTTTTCCACGAGTCCTACCACCAACTTAGAGCGGAGCAAATGTATGACAAACTCAGAGCGCATCTTGGCGATTGGCTTGATGAAGCAAGATTTACATCCTGGATCGAAAACACTTACGAGGTGGCTAATAGCGCGAAAAATATCAGCATATCTTATGAGTACCACCTACCGAAAATTGACATCCCACGAACCATCGCTGATAAGACTTCTGATTATGATAGACAAACTTATTATTACATGATGGAGCTCATCAAGGAGCACGGTCGTTGGAAGGACGACCCTATCTACGTCGCTCGCTTCAAGCGAGAGCTGGACGTCATTATGAAGAATGAGAAACTTAACTTTATCCCGTATTTCCTTGTGTACGAAGATATTGGTAGGTTTGCTCGTTCACAGGGTATCCTACAAAACATCGCCCGTGGCTCTGCTGGTGGCTCTCTTATCAGCTACTATCTCAAGATTATCCACGTTGATCCTATCAAAGCTAACCTGCCGTTCGAACGTTTTCTATCCCATGCTCGTATTCGCGCTGGTTCGTTCCCAGATATCGATGCGGATATTGGAGATCGCGCTAGATCTCTCATCATGGATTATCTTAGAAAGAAGTATGGCACTGGTTTTGCTCAGATTGCTACCTTCCAGAGAATAAAGACTAAGAACGCCATCAAAGATGCCATGTTTGCTCTTTATGGGCGTAACAGGAATGATCCAGAAGTTAAGGCCATCTGTGACAGTATTGACGATTCGCCTCAAGGCGTCGACGAAAGCGATTTCCTATATGGCTTTACGGATCAAGAAGGCAACTATAATGCTGGACAGGTAGAGATAAATAAGCAACTGGCTAATTTCTTCAACACATATCCAGATGTTGAGAAGATGGTAAAGAAACTCATTGGAACTATTAGAGGCTGGTCCAGACATGCCTCTGCTTTTGTTATTTCGTCCTTGGATCTAGCTGCAGAGCGTGTCCCAACCATGGTTATGAAGGATAAAGAGTTGGATGACATAGTTTGTACTCAATTTGATGCCAATATGGTTGAAAAGTGCGGTCTGGTCAAAGCAGATATTCTTGGCATTAAAACACTTACGGCTGTATCTGACTGTATTCAGCTAGTTAAGGATAGCGTAGACTACTTGCAAGAGGAAGATGGTGTTCCTTATATTTACAGGCTTCCAGAGGATAAGGGCGTTTACACTGACTTCTACAACAAGGACACCGATTCGTCTTTTCAGTTCAATACTGACCTCATCAAGGGATACGTGCAAGAATTTTGTCCAATTGGACGCAAAGACCTGATGGACCTTACGGCTCTATGTCGCCCCGGCGCGTTAGATGCGTCCTTATATGACACAACGGCTGCTCAGTATTACATGGATGTTCGCAACAATAAGCGTTCAGTCGAGTATCTACATCCAGATTTGGAATCAATTCTAGGAGACAGCAACGCCGTTTTCATATACCAAGAAGAAGTCATGCGCTTCCTAGTCGAAATAGCAGGATACTCGTGGGAAGAGTCGGATATCATTCGCGGTGCTATCGCTAAGAAAAAGCACGAAGTTATCATGTCAACGTTCGACAGGATACGTGAGTCTTGTCGATCCAGAGGTTGGACCGATGATGCTATAGAAACAGTCTGTCAGCAAGTGCAAGCCTTCTCTAGATACTCGTTCAACAAGTCGCACTCCTATGCATATGGTGAGTTAGGGTATATTACTATGTACCTTAAGCATCATCACCCTCTAGAGTGGTGGGCTAGCGTTCTTAATGCGTATGCAGACAATGAAACTAGGGTGCGTCATTACATATCTAAGTTGGGTAATTTAGTAAGGCCACCTTCGCTGAAGTACCCAACAGATAAGTTTGCTGTACACGAGATAAGTGGTGATCGCTATATCGTTACCCCATTATCCGCAATTAAGGGAGTCGGACCTGCAGTTGTTAAGGAGTTGTGTTCAAAAGGACCTTTTCCAACTTTAGAAGATTTTGTTGCTAGGATAGATCACGCTAAGGTTAACTCTGGCGGCATCTCTTATCTCATCAAGGGAAGAGCTGCTGATGACATGATGGATCTATCGGTGTCTAATTACGGAGAACGTCGCACGGCGTTTATAGAGGAATATAAGCGCCTCAGGAAGAAGGAGATTAGGCTTCAGGAGGATGTATTTAATGTAGATCCTCTATCTGTGTTCCTAATGGAAAAGGAGCACAATCAGGCGTTCAATAAGCATCTTCTATCTGATCCGGGCATCGTAGACACCATAAGGAATAAGTGGTCAGGCCTATCTGAGACCGGTAGGGCTGGCGTTCCGCTGATGATGGGTGACATACCAGTGCTGTCTACTATCAAGGTGGCAGAGGGTTTATGTAAAAAGGGATTTGCTGAAGAAGTAGGTATGATACTACTATTCGAATCGTCTTCCTTTACTAAAGGTATCTCTAAGAAGTCCGGTAGACCTTGGGCCAAAGTTGCTGTATACCTATCAGACGGCTACTCAAACATAGAATGTACTTGGTGGGACAAAAAATCAGCTTTAGGTTGGGATAAGAATTCACTAGTGTATGTAAGAGGTAAACTTAAGGAAGGTTGGAAGACTGCAGTTAACCTACAAATTGAAGAGATCGAGAGAATTGAGTAATATATCTGCAGGAGAACAAGATGTCAAAATTTATCGTAGTAAATAAAGTCCCAGAAACCTTGGGAAAGGGCGAGATCGTCATAAACCAACCAGATTTTATGGAGCAGATTGAAGCCAATATTAAGAAGGCCCCGCGTAACAAGCAGACCGCGGTTAATCATCTACGTGAGATCTTGCAGTCGATAGGTACCAGATATGATCCTGAGCTCAACGCAATGCGTATCAACCTTCGTAATTATATCGGTCTTCCTTTCAATAGCAACGCTGAACTGTCAACTGTAATAGTTAGGATTCTTAAGAATGAGTATCCTAAGGCTTTTGATAAGGTTCTTGAGCATGCCCTTCAAAATAGACCAATTAATACTAAGTTAATTTATTATGTTGGTAATTTTGCTGACACTTCAGCTTTCTTTAGAGCAGGTGTAGACAACATCGAGGAAAAAGACGTCGAGTCATACCTTACGGGTAAACCTAAGAAGGTTGTCGGCAAGCCAGCGATCACCAATGAAGAGGCCAAGGAACGTGGAAACTGAACCGTGCGAAGAGTGCGGTTATCCAACTGATAGTCGCTGCGAGACGTGCGACGATGCTGTGTGTTCATTCTGCATTGACGACCACAATGAGTGGGAACACAGCGAATAATTATCTGCAAGACGTGGTATAATGGACTTACGCCAATAATGGCCTTTAATGTAACCTATGGAGTATAAATATGAAATATTCGTTTGAATCACAGTCTGTCACTTGTCATTTCGACAACCCAAAGAAAATATATCAAATTCATTTAAACGTGCCGTATCAGTGGCTTTGTAGTGCAAGGACTGCCACAGAGGCTCGTCGCATTGTGAAGTTGGTCAATTCTTTTATGGAATTGCCACAGGGTGCACAAATAATAAAACACTTACATAAGAATGTCAAATAAGCAACTATTAAATAGAGAGTGGATATAACCTATGACAATGAGTAGTAATGGTAAGATCAAAATTAATTTAGATTCTCTTAAATCGCGTAAAGAGTGGAAGCGTCATCGCGTTAAAGATGGACATAACATCTATCGCATTCTTCCTCCATTTGGAGATGCCAGTAATGGTTACCCATTTCGTAAGTGGCAGATTGTTTGGGGTCTTGTTGACCCTGAGAGTGGTCGCGCCCGCCCATACGCTGACTCCATGATCGCCGAAAAGCGCTCTCCCATCGTTGAGTTCGTAGATGAACTCAAATCTCGCGCTGAGACTATGGGCACAGCTCTTACAGCTAAGGGTGCTTCTTCAGAGGAAGTTACTGAACGTTTGAAGGGTATCAATCAGCTCATCGGCGACTTAGTTCCTCGTACTTCTTATGTCTATAACGCTTGCGATAAGGCCGGCGAAGTTGGTCTTCTTGAACTTAAGGCAACGGCCCATAAGGACATGAAAGACAAGATGAATAAGTACATCCAAGACTACAACCAAGATCCTACTTCATTGAATAGCGCAGATGATGACTCTGGTGTATGGTTCGATGTTATCCGCTCTAATGAGACGGGTAAGTTCCGCGACACTAAATACTCCGTCGAAAAAGTTCAGATGAAGGTTAAGAATGCTGCTGGTAAGGTGTCGTTTGAAGACGATCGCTCGCCTCTCCCAGACGCTGTCGTTGAGAACTATGACAATCTCGGGTACGACCTATCTGCCATCTACCAACAGAAGTCATATGATGATCTCAAGGGGATTCTTGACGCTAACATGTCTCGTATAGTCGAACTTTGTCCAGACGCTGATCTAACAGTTGAACCTTCGATTGGCAGCGCATCACCCCTTACGAAGTCCACTAAGACCCCTGTTCCTGCTAAAACCGGTGCTGGTAAGATTAATGTCAGGCTGGACGATGTGGATACTGATGCTCCGACGACCACTCAGTCAACTCGTTCTACCACGAAGTTACAAACTAATGCGTTGAGCGGTGACGACTTTCTGGCTGAAGCAGACAGAATTCTTAACTCTTAAGAGGCATAAATGAGTGATCTAACCGAAAGGGTAGATATCACGCGTCTTGCTTTATATGTAAATAAGATAGAAGAGCTACCATCAGTCTCAAAGATGGCAGCTCCTTCTTATCTTAGGGATTACATTGTTGGTCAAGACATTGCTGCAAATCTACTCGCAAAAGCAGTGCAAGCTGATTCAAAAGCTAAGGCCAAACTTGACTACGCAGAATCTATTGCATACTTAGAGAAGGCCCGTGAATACCTTGAACAACGTGGCATAAAAGATACTAGTGAAGCTCGTAAACAGTATGTAAGTATCAATGAAGAGGTTGTGAAGGCTAAGGATATAAAGGCTGGTACTGAAGCCCTTGTTACCTTATTAAAGAGTAAACTTTCACAACTTCGTCAAGCCCACGACGACCTAAAGAAGATTGCCTACGGCGATCAGAACTTAACCCCGTACGAGGGAATGTAAATGAAAAAAGATAAGAAGTTACTGAAGAAGATTCAAAATTCTTTGGTGCGAAGCAGAATATATTCAGCCGATGTCCCTGAATGGTTAGAGCGCGCCGCGAGATCATTGCTGACGTCGCTCAGACGATCAGGTGTAGTCATTTATTTGAGGGAGAAATAAGTATGTCTAAGTGGCTTAGTAGGATAACGAGTGATTTTGGTGTAGTTGCAGCAGAGTTAACCAAAAAGACGCTTCCGCCTGTCCCAACTCGTTCTCCGTCGCTCAATTGGGCCACCTCGATCGGTGGTTTCCAACCCGGCAAAATCTCTGTCTTGTACGGACCCGAGCAAAGCGGTAAGAGTTTACTCGCGATGATGGCCATCGCTGATGAGCAGAAAAGGGACCAAGATGCTATATTTATATGGTTTGACGCTGAGTTCTCGTTCAACCTTCCGCTCTTTATCAAGATAGGTGGAGATCCAACTAGGTTGGTTGTTCGCAAGACGAATGATCCTATTAAGATCTTCGACTATGTCGGCGGTGAGATGCTGGAACTTCTTCAAGAAGGAGCTCCTATAAGAGGTATCGTTGTCGATTCTATCAAGGCTATTAGATATCCAAAAGAGGCCAATATGAAGCAAACCACCGACCAGAAGATGGGTGGTACCGGTGCGAGCTATCTCCCCACGGCCCTCAAACTCATTATTCCTGTCATCTCTGAATATAACCTGCTAACTTTCTTTATTCAGCAAGTCACAATGGAAATTGATCCTATGAAGGCGTTGAGAAATCCATTTGTTATCACTGAAGGAAAGGCGCTTAAGCATGCCGCTGATATCATGCTTGAGATTGTTAAGTTAGACACAAAGAACGGCGTACTAGAGTCTGGCGAAACCATCACTGGTGCCGCCCAACAGACTGGTCACAAGGTGCGTATTAAGGTGAAGAAGAACCGTCTTGGGGTGCCAGCACGCATGGCACAGTTTACGTATCATTACGATCATGGCATCATCGATCAGGGAGGCGAGATCTTTGAGCTTGCTAAATCTCTTGGCGTAGTATTCCATCCGGTCAATCCCTCCACCGGTAAGGAAAACACCATGATGTGGGCGTTTGGTAATTACGACCCAATCAGGGGAGAAGACAACACTAGACAATGGGTCATTGCTAACAAGAAGATCCAAGAGGAAGTCTTGTCAGCGTGCTATGAGTTCAAAGATAAAGTCGTTGAACTTGATGCGTCTGGAGTTGTTATTGAGGCTGATGATCTGGTAGATCTTAATTTGGGTGTCTAATGCCTCGTGTCTTGTTCATAGGTGACATGCATCTAAAGATTAATAGATTTGATTTGGCTTTAAGATTTTTAACTTGGCTTGACAAGTTAATTGAAGAACAAAAACCAGATTTAGTTGTTAACCTTGGAGACACTTGGGATACACACGCAGTTTTGAGATCTGAAGTGGCTTGTGAATTCATGAAACATGTCTATAATGTGCTTGATCAAAACATTCCCTATGTATACTTGTTAGGAAATCACGACCAATTTCGTCCTGGTGACTCTAAGTATCACGCTATGCTAACTTATAAAGGAAAAATACCAAATCTATACGTAATAGATGAGATCACTGATCTATTTGGCATAACGTTTGTTCCATACCAGCACAACGGTGCGTCTTTTCCCAACACTACGCTTCCTATCGTAGTTGCACACCAAACCTTTCTAGGAGCAGATTATGGCCCTATCCGAGCAACAGAGGGAGTCGATGCGACTACTGTCAAAGGACATGAGATCATTATCTCAGGGCACATCCATACCAGGTCGGTACTCGGATCCGTTATATATGTCGGTTCTCCATTTAGTCAGTCTGCTTCAGACGTTGATCAGATCAAAGGAATCACTATCTTTGATACAGGCACGTTCGCTCAGACCTTTATCCAAACTCCACTCCCAGCGTGGAGAAAACTTTGTGTCGTATTATCTCAGCATTCAAGCGTCGAAGAAGCACACAAGGTGATCTGCGAGTCCGTAAAAGACAGCAAAGATCATTGGGTCATAGAACTTGAAGGTCCTAAAGCAGAGATAGTCGGATATTTAGGATCAAAAGAGTATATCGAAGCTATTGCAAACGTTGATATAAAGGTGAAGACTAAGTTCACTGACAAAGAGAAGAAGAAGATTTCAATTGAAGCGAAATCTATGGAACATATTGTATCAGAATATATAGTTAAAGTGTATAGCGGCTCTATAAATAAAGAAGAGTTAAATAGGTGTGCAAGGTTAATCTTAGATGAATCTAGGTTGGATAAGTAAAAGTTGCCACCTGGTATAATTAACTTAGTGGTGGATAGCACACCTGAGGAGCATAGATGGAAAATGGAAAACTTGCAGAATATCTAGACCAGCAGAGGTGGTTGTTGAACAACGGCCTTGTGCCGGATTCTGTCAAGAATCAGCTTTTCTTCTATGGCTCTGTAGTTCATGCGGAAGTACAAGCCGTTGAAGTAAGAATCCGTCCTGAAGTCAAGAGCGTAAACTATACTATATACGTACAAAAGGATCTCTTGAAGAAGATGGATAAATATAAGAAGCTATCTACTGCCACGTCGTTGTTCGGCTTGTGGCGATTCAAGCGGTTCCTTAAGAAAGAAGGAACTCTTGATTTTCATAGCATGCTAAATTCGTTTGTGAGAGACTTCTGCGGTCCTACTTGGAATGCAGTTGTCACTGTTGCTGACTTCGACGCGTACGTAGATCTTATCGGAGTCGAAAGTGAGCCAGGCGGACCAAGTCAACAATCTGATCAATCATCTGACTAATGATGATGATCAGCGTCAAGACCTCTGGGTGTACTACTTAAGTGGACACTCGGTAGATTCCTTTGTCTCCTACCTGGAAGAGTTAAAAGCTGCGCAACAAGTAGAACGTAAGATGCAGGCCAATCTGTGGCAAATTCTCAAAAATTCTCCGTCGTATAAGTTTGCTGAGTTACTAAGTAAATTAAGTGAACTAGAATGTTCTGTAGTGTGTTTGCTTACACTTGGACTTTCAGTAAATTCAATATCTGAATACAAGGGTATTAGTGAAGTACGTATCAGGCAATTGATTAGCGTAGTTAGGTATAACGAAGTTTGGGAAGAATTATATGCTGAAGAGATGCACAAGATGTCAGCTACAAAAGAAGATAAATGAATTCTACGTGTGTGGCAAATCTTTTCGCGGTGAATGTAAGGTGTGTTCGCGGTTGATGAGGTCCAAATTTTACACTACTAATAAAACCAAAATCCTCTTAAGCGCAAAAAAGTTCTATTTGGAAAACAAAAAAGTTGTACAAGACAGACAGAGATTGTACAACTCAAAGAACAAAGATAGCATAAATCAAAGGGTGAAGCTCAGAAGACAACAAGATCCTGCGTTTAAGGTGGCATGCTCGCTTAGAAATAGATTAAACAGAGCCATAAGAAGTGACTGGAAGTCTGGTTCGGCGGTGACCGATCTGGGTTGCTCTATATTAACATTAAAGAATTACCTAGAGTCCAAGTTTCTTCCTGGGATGAATTGGGCCAATTATGGGAAATGGCACATAGATCATGTGGTTCCGCTCAGTAAGTTTGACTTAACAAAAAGAAAAGAACTGTTGCAGGCTTGTCACTATACTAACCTACAGCCGCTATGGGCTATCGATAATATTCAAAAGGGAGCCAACTATGCTCAAGAGACATCTCACGGAGAGTGAGAAATACGGTTTATCAGAGGAAGAGATAAAGTTAGCTCAAAAATACTTGAGACGCAACAAGACTGCCGGTGCTCTCAAGGAACTAGAAGCTGCTAAATTATTTGAGTTGTATCTTTTAGGAGAATCATTGCCTAAGATTGCCCAACAATTTCCGCAATATACGCTGGGTCAGATAGCGCTCACTGCGGCCTTACGTGGATGGGCTCATGATAGAGATCGAATGATTCACACCTTACAAGATAGAGTGCGTGCTAAAGTTGTTAAATCAGTTCTTGAGCAAGTTGACTTTCTTACAGCTATGATGGCTGTTGCCAACGCTGAACATCTTGAGTCAATGATGAAGTACTGTCAAGATCCAATGAATAATCCCAAACCTCAGATGCGCATAGAGAACATAAAAGAATATAAGGATGTGTCTGAAACGCTGTACAAGATAGTGTCTGGTGCAACCTCTACAGGTAAAGATAAGGGTAAAGCGTCTCCTATGTTTGATGCCTTAATGCCGTCACAGTCAACTAAGCAAATTGAGAAGCAAGAAGAGCCTGACGCGGGCACATTATTGGCTCAGGTAATACATGGCGACGAATAAGACAAAACTAAAACAATTAACATTTGAGCAGCAAAAGAAACTACTGCTCACGCCGTGCAACACTAGACAAGAACTGAAGAACTGGATAAAGTATCACCTATCTTTAGAGTTACCAGACGTTACCGTATCTCGCTATTCAGATACTAATCCCCTAGATGTCATATGGGATGTATACAAAATCTGTGTCCTTAGGCAAAACCCAGATAATATACAAGAACTTCTATACGTGGCAGGTCGAGGAAGCGGAAAAACCCTCGGAATGGCTATTGCTGAACTTATGATCTTGCTTCATGATAAGCGAGACGTTGTGCATGTGGGTGCTATTCAGAATCAGGCAGAGCGATGCTATGCCTATCAAAAGAATTTTCTTTATAACCGTAAACTCAAGCCCATAGTTGTTCCTCCTGATCTTCCGGAAGACCAACGAATCCTTGAGAAGGCAAACATGTCTAAATCTTTGTTTAATTTAGGTCATGATAAGGTCACTATTGAAATTATACCGTGTACCTTGAAGGCGTGCAATGGTCCGCACGTTCCTCTAGTTGTAGTGGATGAGATTGACACGGTTTCCGGCGAGGGTATAAAAGCCTTTAAAGAAATATCTGGGATGCTTGACTCTAAGGGTGGCAAAAAGGCCCTTCGCGTGGGCATCTCTACTCGCAAGTCTCGCTATGGCCTGATGAACCAGAAGATAGAAGAGATGGAAACTACACCTGATAAGACTAGACAGGTGCGTCGCTGGACAGCTTTTGAGTTCACCGAACGTTGTCCAGATTCTCGTTCTGGCACTAAGCAGATGGATTTGTACGTAAATCAAGACAAGATGGAAGTCTTGAGCATAGAAGAATTCTCAAAGAAAGATAAGAACAAGCAGAAGGAATATCAACACCATAAGGGGTATGAAGGCTGTTATAAGTGTCCACTGTTCTCTATCTGTCTAACAGATGCCAAAAAGCAGAACTCAACTTCGCCAATGCTTAAGACCCTAGACGAGATGATTCAAAAGGTTCGCTCTGAAGGTGCCGACTGGGCTTTGGCTCAGCTAATGAACCTGAAACCTTCAGTAGAAGGCATCATCTTCCGCGAGTTTGACGAGAAGATTCACCTTAAGTCTTGGAACGATATGTGGAAAATCCTGGTCGGCAAGGAATTCCCTGGTGAATGTACCCATGATCTGTTTGTCAAGAAGTGCCACGAGATGAATATCCCATGCTACGCCGGCATCGACTGGGGATTTACTTCACCTAATACGGTTGTATACTTCTTCGTTGATAATCGCGACAACATCTATGTTGTAAAGACAGATGGCATGACCCATATCAGTAACCCAACGTGGATGCAGCACATAAAGACTAAGTATCATACTATGTATCGTTGTCAACTATACGTTCCTGACGCGGCCGACCAAGGAAATATCCTAGAGATGCAGAAGATAGGTCTTCCTGTTGCCAATCAGAAGGATAAAGGACAGATCAACGTCGGTATTCAGGTAATAAAAAAGTTTCTTAAGATGCCAGGTTCTACTGAAGCCAAACTGTTTGTGGCCAAGGATACGTGTACACCGCTTGTTAGAGAGTTCAGTCTTTATCACTATAAGATGGATGCTGCCGGCCTAATCACCGACGATCCTGACACTGAGCACGATCACTGGATCGACGCTTTGCGATACCCCATGACGTTATTGTTTGGTAAATCCACCGTCATATTAGGTTCTGGGTTGGCTGATGGGGCAGCCAATTTACAGGATGCCCACGGCAATTTCCAGAGGATGCCTACTCCTACTGAGTTTGCAGCTACGCACGGCATCCAGATGAGTATGCAGGAACCGGATCGTTCTAAGTTAGGCAAGATAGGTAAGGCGTCAGAGTTAGAAGATAAAGAAGATGACGATGACTCTGCTGGGGGCTCAGGAAGCTTCTTATGGTCTTTTTAAGTCACTAAAAGGTATAATTAATACATGGCATTCTGGGATCAATGGCTTAAAAATAGCGTCAAGGGCGAAATAGAAGAGCTTCTTAAGGCGGACGGAGTGTCTTCTCCTACTGCTGCCCCGTCAACTGTACCTGAGGCAGCTAACGGTGATAGTCTGCCAGATACCCTTGAAACTGATCATGATGCTGGAAAACAGATTGGACGTAAGGCGTATGTAGATGACCCCTACTTCGACCTTATTGGATCTCAAGTTAACTATAAGTTTAAATTAACGCGCATCTCTAATAAGACACTTAAGGAAGTCTCTGTTCGTGACTGGCTAATCTCCGCTATAATCCAGTGCCGCGTCGATACGCTTGTCAGATTCTCAAGACCAGAACATCGTCGCTTTGAGATGGGTTATCGCGTTATTAAGAAAGACGGAGAATCTCACTATTCAGATGCCGAGAAGCAAGAAATTGCTGCTATAGAAGATTTTCTGTACCACTGTGGTCGTAAGGAAGGTACTCCCGCTGATGACAGGAGACAGTTTGGTGAATTCATAAAGGTTATTGGTCGCGATGCTCTCACGTTTGGCCACGTAGCTGTTGAAAAGGTTAAAACTCGCGGCGGTGGCTTACACAGATTTAGGCCGTTACCCGCTGAGTCAATGTACCTTATTAATAAAGCCCTCTCTAAGGACCAAGTCTCCTCGAATGCGATGAAGAATTACCAACTTACTCGCCCTAAGAGTGACAACGACCCAAAAGCTAATCAGGTCATTAATCAAGTCGAAAATGAGTTCATTAAGTACGTTCAGATCTCATATGACAATCGTCCGCTAGCTACGTTTGGCGATGAGGATTGCATCTTTAAACTATTCAATCCACAGAATTTCGCTGATTCACTGGGTTATTGCTATTCGCCTCTAGAACTTGCTATCATTAATATAACCAACCATATGAATGTGGAGAATTATAACTCTAACTTCTTCACGCATGGCTATGCCGCCCGCGGCGTTCTTCATCTTAAGGGAACGGTTACACAGCAGCAACTAGCTAACTTCCGTAGAACCTTTTATAACAGCATCACTGGTCACCAGAACGCCTGGAGAACTCCTATTGTCGCTGGTTTAGATGAAGTTCAGTGGGTACCGATGTCAGCTAATGCCCGCGAGATGGAATACCTAAACTATAATAACCATCTGATGCGCATCCTATGTGCTCAATTCCAGATTGATCCTGTAGAACTCGGTCTTGATTACCTCATATCGTCTAATGGTCGCGCTCCGATGCAGCAAGCATCTAACGAGTACAAGATCACCTATTCCCGTGAGCGTGGTCTTATTCCGCTGTTGATGTTTATTGAAGACTTGATCAACAACGACATCATGCCCGCAATCGATAAGGACTTGTCACTTAAGTATAAGTTCGTGTTCACTGGCATGACTGAAGAGACGCCTCAAACTGAGATCGCTCAGATGCAGGCTGAGATGACTGTCTGGAAGACGATGAATGATCTTCTTCAGCAGGCTCAAAAGGACAAGATAAACGAAGTTGCTGCCGACCTACCACTAAATCAGGCGTTCTGGGCATTGGTTGAGAAGAACTATACCCGCGGCGAGATTCGTGAACTCTTCTTTGGCGACAAGGAAGCTTCAAAACGCAGAGAGCTACAGTATATTCCTGGCGACCCTCAATTCCTAGCGTGGCAACAACTGCTTATCACAGTAGACAATGTGAAGAAGCAAGAAGCACAGATGGCTGCTCAGCAAGACGCTGCATCTCAAGAGGCACAGATGAAGATGGCGCAAGAGCAGCAAAAGCACGATCACGCTGAAGCTGCCCACACCCGCGACAAGGAAAAGCATGACCTTGAGATGGAGCAAATTAAGTCAAAAGCTGCTTCAGATGCTGTTGGGCACAGTTTAAAAGAAACTGCTAAAGAGTTTGGCGCAACTAAAGCTAGCAATATTGGTGGCAAGGTCATTGCCAATCCAATTAACAGACTAGGTAATGAGTGAACCATATCTATACCTTAGATCCGATACTGGAGAAGTAATTACCAAGGAACAGCGCGACGCTGTTATGGCCTTTATAAGAACCCTGTTCAGATTAGAAATCATCGCTGAAGAACAAGCATTAAAGATAGCCAACAAGTATCATATTCTTTTTGTATAAAGAGACTACAGGGATTCTTGGACAGCAAATTATAATCTTTACGAAAGAATGATAACTATCGTAAAGGAAATAAGTATAAAGGACAATATGTCTTTGGTGATATGTGAGGGTTTAGACCGCGTTGGGAAAACTTCTGTAGCAGAGTTGTTTAAATTTCGTGGATTTGAAGTTGTTCATATGTCTGCGCCATCCAAAGGCCAGACAGAAGATAATTTTCTTGAAGAAATGATGGAGATTGTACAAAAAGCCGCTCACAGCGATATATTCTTAGATCGCAGTTATTATGGCGAACATTCTGTGTGGCCCCAAGTTTACGGACGTAAATCGCTATTGAGCGATGAATCATTAGCTTATCTTCGTGAACTAGAAGAGTCAGTTGATACTACTCGCATCCTAATGTACGATCCAGATAGCAAGGCTCATTGGCAGCGCTGTGTAGACAACAATGAACCTCTTACTCAACAACAGTTTGTAAAAGCTCGCGCGCTGTTCTCATCAATGGCTGATAAGTACGACTTTGTGCGCAAAACGATAAAGGATTTTCCTGATGCGGTCCAACCGTTGCCCAACAATCAAGGTAACAAGCCCGCTGCTGTATCGCAGGAGCGCTCTGAAGCTTCTGAACCTGTTAGCGAAACTAGAAGTGATAAGACTCCGAGTGGTCTAGCGAAGACTAAAGAGCAGCTAAAACTTGAACGAGCGAACATTCTTAATGAGGTCCTTTCTAAGCGCATAATAAAAGGTAAGGGTCCAATGTTTGACGAGATTGAGCGCAACGTGCGTCACTTTCTCAATCAAGAGCTAGGAAAGATTCTCGGTACAACATCACAAGCCCCAGGATTTTCTAATGAAGAGATTGAACTTCTTAGGTTTTTCTGTAAGCGTCTAAAGGAAAAGGAGAATTAAGATGAAGAACGGCTTCAGACAGCAACCACAGGTAGGTCGTAAGGAACGTCTTGCTAGCTTAGAAACTAAGTTGGCAAACCTTGAGATGGCTTCGCGCATCTCTCAGATGATGACTCAACAACTCATGCAGAACATGAAGAATATGCAAGAAGACCTAGGTAGGTCGCTTAGCATCATCAACGAGTTGCAGTACAAGATTCTTGCTATGCAGCAGGTATCCGGTCTAGATCTATCTGCCATGAATGAAGTCGCTAACGGTATGCGCCTTAAGGACTTCACTGAGGCGTCTGATCGCGAGGATGCTGAGAACGGCTTTACGGTTGGTGACAAGGTAGAAGCTAACAGCACGGTCGTCCTTACTTCTAAGACTGAAGGCGTCGACGCTGGCATCTTCCGTTCTAGGATTGAGCTTGCTAAAAGCGGTGTACCTGATCTCATCAATGCTTTCATGGGACGTGAAGTTGGTGCTAAGGCTCTTGTTAAGCTAAATGGAGTTGAACATGAAGTTGAACTACTCGCAATCAGGCAACCAGCTCCCGAGGTCTCCTCGGATCAAGTTGACATTAATACTTCTCAAATTGGAAGTGCTCCAGCAGTTGGAAACGCGTAATGTCTGATAGCGGTGGTGGTGGTAGCATGGATTCTAGATGTCCTAGGGGACTTAAGTGTTTACCACTGGAGTGGTGCCCGTTATCGGTCCTACGTCTCAGGGCCATACGAACTGCTGGTAGAGAACTTACAGAGGCAGAAGAGTCTAAACTTCCTGGTTGTCCATGGGCCGTCTCGCATCAACTTTCCAACTATTGCTTCTTTAAGTATATTCAAGAATATGCTGGTGAAAAACCGCCCTCTGATGTAGAGGTTGCTTCCCTTAACTGTATATCTGTTGAGGCCGTCAAGAAAACTGAGAAGGCAGCATTAGCTAAGATCAGGGACACTCAGCAGTTTAAGGATCTTAAGGAATCACTAGAAGGCGAGGGCGTGGTTGGCGACAAATCCTCAGACGAGGACTACAAAATTTACCGCTAAACAGTTGAATGCCACAAACCGATTGTTTAGTTTTCTTTGCAAACTTCGTTTTAAAAGTAAAAGTATACAGTCAGATCCGATGTTTGGTTATGTATATCACTTTGAATCGGTCACATACGATATGAAAGACTTAAAGTAGCGGCCGAGTGTTAAGATTACTACTACTTCTTCCGTACCGCAGGTGACATGCGAATCGGAGAACGCTCAAATCCGCCGCCCTTAAATTCTGGTCTCTTAGATATTGGAAGGGATACGTCTTTAGACGTCTGTTTTGGCATGCCCTGATAGACGTGTTTACCGGGCGCCACTTCCCTAGTAGCCGAATGATAAGACTCTTTATATTTTACGTCTGCCCTATGACTTAAGTCTGGTTTAACGGTCTTAGGTATATCTCGCCCTCTTTGGGCTTCTAATTGCTTTTCGTGTTCTTCCTTGGAAGGCATCCCGTGCTTCTCCCTGAGATAGGCATCTCTCTTGGCCTTGAAGGCTGCCATTTCTTCGGCAGTCATAGGTTTTGCCTTTTCGACTAATTCCCATTGGCCACCTTGATTGAACTTTAAAAATTCCATAACTTAATTATATCGTATGTTGCAGCTCCTGATATAATTCAAGTATGGCTAGGAAACCACTTGAAATCGATGGAATTTTTGGAAGTCAAATTAGAGATACGCAAGGTGAAACGCTCAGCATAGAAGGGGCTGACATTAGCGAACTTGAAGCGGGACGAGGTCGTTTTAATGACAACCACGGAAAGTCTTTTAGCTCTATAATTGGTCGCGTAACTTCTGCTAAAAAAATATTTAAAGCAGAAGATTGTGAAGACGATCGGCAACGTTATTATTGGGATAAGATCAAGGCGCCGTATATTTATGGCCGTGGATTGTTATTTGATGACGAAGACCATCCAAACGCTAGAGCTGCCGCAGCTATCTTAAGAAATATACACAAATCTGATTGTCCACTTCGTATAAAACTTAGCGTTGAGGGCGGCGTAGTCTCTAGGGGTATATCCGATTCATCCTTGCTCGCCCGCACTAAGATACACTCTTGCGCGCTCACGTTTACCCCTGCTAACCAAGCAACTTTACTTGAACCTCTCAACCTGGATAAATCCCTGCACGATGTAGAGGCTGATATGAATCTCATCAAATCCGTTATACATCTTGCAGAAACTAATGTCCCCTCCTTCCGACATATCGAGCGCGATGCGGCTGCCACAAAGGTGATAGAGAATATAGAGAAGATTGCAGAACTTGTCAAGGCAGAAGGTAAGGACATAAGCGTTCCTACTAAACAGGCTATTCTACAGTATGCGCTTGAAGCCAAGATACAAAACAACGTCGTTAAGATAAAAGAGATAGTACACGCTGTAAAGCAAGACGAGCTTGAGAAGGGCGTTAAAGAAGCACTGGCAGGTGCGGCTATGATGGGTGCCTCTGCTTTAACCCCTCAAGCTGCAGGTGCTCCAACTGCTACGCCTCCATCTCCGCGCCCTCAACAGCAGCAAAAGATAAATTTGGCTCATATGCCTACGGAACATCAACAAAGATATAAGGAGTTTGCGGCCAAGAATCCACTCTTGGGCGCAATAGGCATGGTAGAGTCCAGCGGCGGCATTAATTACAATCACCACGATAATTCTGAAGATAATGCAGCTGGCATGTTCGGCATGCGTCCTTCTGCGGCTCAATATATATTGGGCGCTTCTCATGAGCTCGCTAAAAAATACCCAGATCTAGCTAACGCGGCAAAGGATTTAAATGCTCATAAGGAAGTTATAAGAAGTCGTTTCAACTCTGATCCACAGGTTGCATATGATTTTGCTGACGCACTGACTAAGCGCTATAAGTCCAAGACTAGAAACTTAAACATGCTGATTCACGCGTGGAATCATGGACTTAAGGGAACCTGGGATCGCCTTAAGAGCGAAGGCAAGGACGCTATAAACAATGCTAACTACGTCAAGAAGGTGTTGAGTCACATGCCAAAACCTGCGCATGTGGATAGAAAACCTGCCACTAGCCATAATAAAAACATGAAGAAAGCCCTTACGGCTGGTTACGGTGGCGGTAGCGCCCCAACTTCTATGACTGGTGGAAATGTGCTTCAATCTGAGTCACTAGATGATGGTAGGGGTGCACTTAGGCACATAACCTGCGATTCCTGTGGCAAAGAGCAGGTTTACTCAAAATTTCAGGTTAAATGTCGCCCCTGCGGTAGTTCATTTTCAATGGAAAAGTTGCATAAGTTGTTTTTAGGGGCTATAGCTACGTAGGTTTTAAGTAACAGACTATGGTATTATTAATTTATATCAAGTTTTAACTTTCGAAAGTTAAGGAGAAAACATGGCTAATATTACTTCGATCAGTCAAAAGATCGCTCGCAATGCGCAGGTGCTCGGTTACACGGTTGCCTCTCAGGGCGTTGACTCGTTCGGTAACGCAACGGTGACGATCACTGCTGATACCGGCACGTTGACGGTTACTTATCTTACGGCTCAAATCCAACTTCCAATGGGCGGCGTTAACTCTTCTGTTTCGCCTTACCTCGGAATTGGCGTTGGCAATCCTGGTCAGCTGATGCTTTCGGCTTCAGTTTCGACTGCTGGCTCTATCGCTGACATCATTAACGGACCAATCTCTGCTAACGTCTTCGCGATGTGCGCAGGCTTTGCTAATGATCTTATTCTAGCTAATGCAGCTACAGTTTCTGGCCGTAGTTCAACGGATTCTTCGGTAGCTGGTCTTCCTGCCTCTGTCGGCGGCGCTGGTAATGCTTACTGGACGCGCGTACGTGGCACGACTGACTGGTTGGGAATGGGTCAGTAATCTGTTCTTAATGCTTAACGAGGAGTTAACATGAAAGAGGAATTAAGAAAAAGCCTCACAGACCTGATCGACGAGACGCTTCTAGAGATTGAAGAGCTCAAGAAGTCTCGATTCGCGGCGAGTGAGATTGATTTAAAGGGACCAGGCGAAGGAATCGCTGGTAAGCCATCTAACGGTGATCTTCATGCTAAGGCTGAAGATAAGAAGCACGACGACGAGGACGAAGAAGAAGAAGCTGAAAAGGCTGAAGGTCACAATCGTCAAGCTGATCCGGATGGCGGTCATCACAAGCCAGTCGCTGGTGAAGGTCAGGAACACGGACATGGCCCTAATCAGGGTATGCACGGTGGACAGTCTCGTGACATGAGTGGTCACAACAGCTCCGCTGATCCTGGTCAAACCCACAAGGTTGCTAAGGCTGACGATGACGAGGATGAAGACGATAAGAAGAAAAAGGACAAGGACGCCAAGGGTGGCGAGCGCCATGAAGCCGAAGAGAAAAAGGCTATCGGTAAGCTTGCTAATCTTGCTGGCATGAAGAAGGGTGAGAAGTCACCTGAATCTGTCAATGCTGACGTTCAGAAACTTGTCATGCACGGCTTGAAGAAGTCTCAGGAAGAGAGTGAAACTCTTCTTAAGGCTTTCGTCGAAGAGCGCGTAAAGCCTCTCGAAGACAAGCTCTCTACGATCCTCGACCTCGTGAACAGGATTGCAGACCAACCAGTTGCTCCTAGAGGCGTTACAGCTAATGCTGTACCTCTCCGCAAGAGCAATGAGGAAGGCGGCTTTGAAGAATTGACCAAGAGTGAAGTTGCTTCAAGACTCTTCGAATTGAAGAAGTCTGGAACTAAAGTTGATTCTTTGGACATCACCAGAGCTGAAATGGGACAAGATCTCGCTAAGATCGCAGCTAAATACAAGATTTCGTAATCAAAGGGAGAAACGAAAATGAACGACGCAATTAATCAAGTTCTACAAGGCCTAGATCAGGGTCTCGTGTCCGCATCGGATATCGAAAACCTGAATAAGGCTATCACTGCCGGTTACGGCGGGGCTGGTAAGCCTACTGACCTCACCTACGGTGGCGTCCTTCAGGCCGAATCTCTTGAGGCAACTCTCAAGTCGATCACCTTCGACATGAAGAACCTCAAGTTCTGGCCTTCTATCTCGGTCGATAAGGCCTATAATCTGTTCGAGCAATACAATCGCTTGATCAGCTACGGTTCTGATTCGGCTCCGTACATCGGCGAAGGTGGAGCTCCTCAAGAAGAAGATTCCACGTACGTACGTGACGGTCAAAAGATCGTCTTCTTCGGCACGCGCCGTAGGGTTTCTCACCAGATGACCCTCGTTCGCGTCACTGTTGGCGATATCGTCGCTCAACAGGCAAAAGAAGGCACGATGCATCTTCTCAAGAACATCGAGCGCGAACTTTATTGGGGCCATGGTCACTTCATGAACCAGACAACTGGTCTTGAAACTGGCTCTGACGCTGATCTTCCGGTGAACAGCATCGCTATGAGCGGTTTGCTCAAGCAGCTTCAGAAGGGCGACACCGATGCTCAGATGCAAGCCGGCGATTTCCTAGGGTACGGCGACTCCAGCTCTATCCAGGCTGACCTCGCTGGTAACGTGATGGCTCAAGACGACATCGAGCGTCTCGCTGTTATCGCTCTTGAAAACTTCGGTGCTCCGGATCAGATGCACATCGAACCTGCTTGCTTGAGCGCGTTCGTTAAGCAGTTCTATCCTCAGTTCCGTTCGGCTCCAGGTCTTGCTAACCAGACGGTTGGCTACGACGTGTCTAAGGTCCAAACGACCGCTGGCGCGATCGACCTCAAACCAAACCTCTTCCTCCGTCCACGTGCAGGCGTTCGCTCCCTCGCCGTTAACTCGCAGTCTCCGGCTGCTTCGTTCTCGGTTTCTGGTGCTGCGTCGACTGGAACGGGTTTCGCCCTCGGCACTTATCAGCTGAAGGTAACCGCAGTGAACGATGCTGGTGAATCTTCGCCAGTTGCTTCTTCTGCAGTGACCATCTCAGCGGCTGGTACGCAGAATATCACTGTGACGCTTGGCAGCACGATTCCTGCTGGCGTTAAGTACTGGAAGCTTTACCTCTCGGCTCCGGGCGGTGCGGCTGGTACTGAACAGTTTGCCGGTAACTGGGCAAACGTTGGTGCTGGTACTTATGTCACCTCGAACGTGCAGCTCCCAGGTCTTGGCGAAGCATTCTTGCTCGACATGAGCGCTGAGTGCATGCGCTTCAAGCAGTTGGCGCCACTCTCGAAGATTAACTTCGCGATTGTTACGACAGCTCTCGAATTTGCGATCGTCATGTACGGAGCTTTGTTCGTCTATACGCCTCGCTTCAATACACTCTTCCGTAACATCGGAAAATGAGTAGTTAAGTAAGATAAAATAATTAAGGCCAGCTCATTGAGCTGGCCTTTTTATTTTGTGCTAAAATAAATTAAATACGACATTGATATATGTTACCATCGTATAATTGATTTATGGCTAAAAAAGATTTATCCGGCAAGATATACAGTCGTTGGACTATAGTTTCACCAAATATGGTAGAAGGAAAAACAGATGGCTGGTTGTGCCGTTGTAATTGTGGTACTGAAAAAATAGTAAATAACATCTCTACCGTAATAAGTGGCAAATCTACAAGCTGTGGGTGCTTTCGCAGGGAACACTTAAAGAACAATAACCCGATGTTTTGTGCTGAAACTGCGGCTAAGGTCTCCGAGCTTATCAAAGCTGATCCTAATAGGGCACAAATAATACATAAAGCCGCTATAGCTGCTCAGACCAATGAAGTTAAAGACAAGAGACGTGCTACGAACATGGAGCGATATGGCGGTGCGGCTCCAGCATCCTCTCGCCTTGTGAAAAGCAAGATTGCTGCCACTAACTATGCCAGATACGGCGGTATTTCTCCTGTCTCATCTGATCTTGTAAAAAGCAAGATAGTAAATACTACGTTTTCTAGGTACGGTGTGGACAACATAATGAAGTTGCAAAGTATGGCAAAGACGGTTGGTGATAAGATCTCTGCGACTAGACGTGCTAAAGGTACAGAAAAGACATCTAATGGTCTATGTGTTGTTGACGAGTGCCGTTCCCTTGGCGTGCTTCCTACTACTTATAGGAACTGGCGCAGACTTGCTGGGCAAGAATATGCTGAGAGTAAGTTGTACGCGGATAAAGTCCAATGGCGCTCAGCGTTAGAGAAGCGCACACTGGACTTATTTGAACCCTTATCTTCTCTAGATGTCAAGATAGAATCTTGGAACAAGAAGGTTTTAGAGAGTGAAACCTTACCGTATAAGCCAGATATAAGATTGTCGTTAGGGGCATCTGTCGTTTATGTAGATGTAGATGGGCTGTACTGGCATTCAGATAGAGGAGAGGATGACCAAGAACGAAGATCTTATCATGCTGATAAGGCTGCAGCGTTCGCCCAAGAGGGCGTGCGTCTTATACAGTTTAGAGAGAACGAGATAAGGGATAAATCAGAGATTGTTCTTTCTATAGTTAAACACAGTTTGAATATTAGTAGCAGAAGAGTAGGAGCGAGAGAATTAAATTTATGTCCAGTAAATGATAACAGTGCTAGAGACTTTTTAAGCAACAACCATATCATGGGGCACGTACAAGGCGCAACACATCACGGCCTATACTTAGATACTGAGTTACTCGCTATTATGTCTACTAAATTTATAAAGAAGAATAAGGCGCTAGATATAGCGAGATTTGCAGTTAAAAAAGATACGTCAGTCGCAGGTGCGTTCCTGAAGTTACTTAACAACGCTAAACGACTTCGTACGGATGCAGACATGGTGATAAACTTTGTTGATCTGCGAATTCATACTGGCGCTTCTTCTGTTGTTAACGGTTTTACGTTAGAGAGCGTTCATTTAGGGTTTGAGTGGACAGATGGAAAAAATGTCTTCAACAGGAGACATTGCGTTGCTGATGCAGAGCATAATATCTCTGAGTTGCAAAAGTCGCAAGATATGGGATTATATAAACTTTGGAATGCCGGTCAAGCTAGATACGAACTGAAGCTAAAATGATCAATGTTTAAGCTGGTATAATATACCTATGAAAGCACAACTACTCGTTTTATTGGCTAAACTTCAATCTATGGCGTCTACGCTTCAGCTAAAGGCTGTTCTAGTCGGCGCTGCTATTGGATACTTGGGTCATCCAGTTATCAAGCTCGCTGTTGATGCAGCTATGCTCATCATCAAGGGTCTACTAAGGATTTAACATGACGAACGAGCAGATATTAGAACAACAGGTTGAGGCTCTTGAGAAACTGCTTCAACTCAAGCAGGCCATCATAGAAGAACTTGAATCTAAGGTTCAAAAACAGCAAAACAATAATCAACCTCAGTGGCAGCCCTATTACCCGTGGTACCCCAATCATTCTTACGGTACAATTAGTGTCGGTGGCAGTGGTGACACATCTGTTCAAGCGCCCGGCTATATTGCGCCTATTCAAACAGGCAGCGTGAACGGTTCCTCTCAAATTGTATCCAACATGTTCCCGCTATCGCAAGATGCCATACAAAAGTAATCTGCGTATAATCTCTCTAACGGAGAGACATGGATGAACTGGCAAGATCAGAAGGCAGAGTTTGATAAGATAGTTAAAGAACTTGAAGATCTTCTTGTTAATAAGGGCAGAGAATATGCCGGCGATGAGGATGCTCTTGGCAACTTTAAGACTGGCCTTGATATCGGCGTTTCGTCTACGCAAAAGCTCTGGATTTTTCTCGACAAGCACCTATCGAGCATCAAATCGTACATCAAGCATGATCAGACGTTCTCTAACGAAACCATCGAAAGTCGCATATCAGACGCGATCAACTACTTGTTCCTTTTGAGGTGTCTCATAGTGGAGAAGAAGAACAAGGCGGCACAGGAGCAATCGAATGGCAGCTAAGAAGAAAACCAGCAATCACAAGTATCATTCTCCGCCTATCGGCAAAGCGAAAGTTTTATTGTTCGATATCGAGACAGCGCCAATTCTGGCTCACGTCTGGGGACTATGGGAAAATAACGTAGGCCTTAATCAGATCGTGTGTGACTGGCATCTCCTTAGCTGGAGTGCTAAGTGGCTCGACTCTTCTGATAATGAAGTGATGTATATGGATCAGCGCAGCGCCAAGAACGTAGAAGATGATAAAGCGATTCTTGCTGAATTGTGGAAGCTTCTAGATGCTGCCGACGTTGTAATAACACAAAATGGCAAGTCTTTTGACCAGCGTAAGGTTCAAGCTAGGTTCTTGCTGCAGGGATTTGCCCCCAACTCTAGCTACAAGCACATAGATATGAAGCTGGAGTCTCAGCGCCTGTTTGGCTTCCCGTCGCATAAGTTGGAGTACATGACGGACAAGGTTAACAAGAAATATAAGAAGTTGAAACATAAGAATTTCCCAGGCCATGAACTGTGGGTTCAGTGTCTAAAGGGCAACGTTGATGCATGGAACGAGATGGAGACATACAACAAGCATGACGTGCTTGCGCTAGAGGAACTCTATAACCACATGGCTCCTTGGGGCATTAATCTAAACCTTAACACCTTCCATGATGAGGAAGAGCACATCTGCAAGTGTGGTTCTAAGGAACACATTAAGAACGGCTTCTATCGCACGAATGCTGGGAAGTTCCAGAAGTACAAATGTAAATCTTGTGGCGCTGAGAGCAGGGATCGTCATAATCTGTTCACGCTAGAAAAGCGCAATTCGTTGAAGCAGCATGTACCGCGGTGATGTGTGGATTTTAAGGAAATCGAGTTTAAATACGACGCTTCCTCTATAGAGATGTCCAAGTTCTTGGCTCTCGTGGAACAGCTATCCACCCATAAAAAGATGATGGTGAGCTCGTATGATGACTATTTTACCGACGAGAGTGGTAACTTCATACGCTATCGCCACCATGATGGTAGGGGCGAACTCACCATAAAGCGGAAAGTAACCGATAAGAACAACAATGAACGCATAGAAGTTAACGTTCCTACTGCTGGAGATAACCTTAAGGCTATTACCGCCTTTGTCGATCTCCTGGGTTACAAGCATAACTTTGGTATATATAAGACCTGTAAGATCTTTTGGGTTGATAAGGTGGTTCTGGTCTACTATGTGGTCTACGATAAGGAACTTAAGGAACTTAGACGCTTTATAGAGATAGAGGCCGACGAGGACCTGCAATGGTCTTCTGAGCAGGAAGCCTGGGACGAGATAGCCAAGTATGAGAAAGTATTTGAGCCCCTAGGCATCACTTCTAAGAATCGACTTAAAAAGAGCCTATTCGAGATATTCAAAAAGGATCTCCCGAAGTAATAATGTCGGGTTTTAAGTTCTTTCTAAGATACAATAGGTATCAGAGAGGTGATTTATTAAAACTTCAAACATTATTTCGGAAAATTTAAGACAATACGAGAGCGGAGCTAAGTGGGAAGAGCAGATCACCAACAGCACCGGCACCCTATTGCTCCTGAGAGCCCAAAGTTTTAGAGTTAGAGCTACTGGCGCCACAACTGTCACTATCGACGGCGTATTAGCTGCCACAATGAGCACTGGCGAGATCTTGATCTTTAATACCGGCCACGGTAATCAGCTTAATACTGGTAAGCGCTACATTACGGTGGTGATTGGAGCAGTAGCTGCGTTCGTACAGGTTGCGGCTGAAGCTGAACCCGCTAGAACCGTTGTCAATCCGTTGAATGAGTTGAGTGAACCGTTCCCTGACGGCAGCAACGCTTAATTGGAGTTCCTATGGAGCTAAAGAGTTTTAGGGAAATCCTCCTTAAAAAAGCGGAAGACAATCCGTATTTGCAGACTCTTATTAAGTACGCTAAAGATGAACTCCTGGCAGAGGAAGTCATTGAATCTCTTCTTAAGATGGCGGAACCAAGCGCCGCTTTGGGCCGCGGCGCTAACCACGCTATCACGTCCTATGCTGCCGGCATGAAGCCAGTTCACGTAGAACAACTGCGTGATGCTCTCGGACATCACATCTCTCAGTATCGTGGCGCGCTCAAGGCTCATCACGCGGCCACAGATCCAACTGAAAAAGCCAAGATGCGCAACGTTGCGGATCAACATCTTAATAAGATAGTTCCGTTAATGCACCTCGCCGGAAGAGTTGGCAAGCACTCGGGTGGACAGCTGACGCTTGATTATCCAAGCATGACGCCGTGGGAAACAAATTATACTCAGACCGAACGTCTTCCTAATGGTAAACTTAAAGAGGGTACTAAGGATCTAGGTCGTAGACCTGCGCCAAATGCAAATCGCGCCAAGAATCCAAGAGCAGTTCCAGATTACCGGTACCTTGAAATGGCTCCGCACCCTGGACATGCCATGTCTGACAAGATGTCTTACAAAGGTGGTTATCCGTTTGAGGAGATCCAACTGGGGCATCCTTCTAAAAGGGACGTGGGACAAGCATACCTGCCGATAGAGGATGTCAAGGACGTTAAGGAATACGTCCCTCATCCGTTTGACGCGCATCCTGTTAATCGATTCGCAGATTCCGCGCAGCACGAGTTAGGACCTGAGCATCATGAACAGATAAACGCCGGTCTTGCTGGTTGGGCAGATAGTGAACATCACAAAAAATGGCTTGCTGATCAGAAGGCTAAGCACGCTGCTAATCCAGAGGCATACAAGGCGAGAGGATCAAAGAAACCAGAACACACTTACAAGGATCTCCCGCTTTCTGAGATGGAACATCATAAGGCAAAAGCTGCTGAGGCGCCAGCTACTGCGGCTGCATCTGCGTTAGCAGGACAACCAAAGAAGACTGAGGCACCAGCGGAAGCGCCTGCGCCATCTAAGACAGCCAATCTATCTCCAGAAGATGCTAAGCTTATCTCTCAACTGTCTCCTGCGTTACGCAGAAAGCTGGGTTACGAATAATGCCCGCTTTTATCAAGAATAAGTCCGACGAGAAACGTTGGAGTAAAGCAAAGAAAGCTGCCAGTAAGACTCTCTCTGAATCTGACGGGGATTCATTCTGGGCTTTGACAAATAGCATTTATCAAAGGATGACGAAGTCTGAAGAAGATATTGACGCACTTGAGAATATCTTGCTCAAGGCGCGCCGACGCCTTTCCGACGAGCCTGTAGAGGATGAGGAAGAAGTATCTCCAGAAGAAATGGGGATGCGCGAATTTGATCCGGAAACTGAAGAGGATGACGCTGACAGGTGGTTAACAGAGCACGATCCGGAACGCGGGAAGGAAGAAGAGGAACCACATGAAGAATATTCTGAGTATGCTCCAGGAGAAGATGAAGAAGCTCATCAGCGCGATGCGGGCTTTCTTGACGAGCCTATTGATGAAGATGAAGATCTTGGAGAAGAAGGAAGAGCAGAAGCTCCAGCAGAAAGTTATACAGCTGAAGGACCGAGCGAAGAAGAAGCGCCAACTCAGGAAGCCCCAGAAGTAGAAGAACCTGCTAGCGAAGGTAGATTCCCTCAACCATCTCGTGAAGAGATAGCAGAGATGCGCCAGTACGCACGTCCATGGGAGCAGAGAGCTAGAGAAAAAACTCGTCTAGAAGCAGAAGCAAGCAAGAATCCAGTGCTAGCACACGAAGGGAAGCTTGTTGAAGCTAGAAACTTGTCCCATAAAGATCATCAAAATGCATACGCAGCCATGCAATCATCTCCTGACTATCAGAATGCTGACCCTATCACTCAGATGGAGATGGACAGCAAGTTTGAGGCGGACTGGCACAAGCAAAACCCTGACTACTTAAAAAATGCTGGTCAAGCTCATGCTCAGGCTCACATTGAAGGATTAAAGGGAATGGGCGAAGGCGCTAAGGCAAAGAAAGAAGCTATTCAACACGTTCGTATGGGCGGAGCTCAAGCTGAAGAGTCGATGTCTGCTGAAGAGGCCATGCAGCACGCTGGCGGCGCTAAGGGTGAAGAGGGTACTGTTGGAGCAATGGTGCAGGATCCAGCTACTAAATTTGCCCGCGAACATCAGAAGTTTCTCTCTGAAGAAGGTGGGAAGCACGAAGGCAGAGCTGCTGGTCGCGAAGACTTTTACGCTAAGAAAGCACAAGAGTATGCTAAGCAGCACAAGGGAATTCCTGAGTATCAAAAGGGAGACATCTCTAATATATTAGGTGATCATCCTGCCATGAAGGATCCAAAGAATAAGGCCAAAGTTGATGCCTTCTTTGAGAAGTATCATCCGACTATCCACATGAATGCTCGTAGAGTTTTGAATCAACTCGGTCTTGACAAGGGTAGCGTCGATATGGGTATGCTACATGAAGCGGGTATGCACGGTTTGTTCCAAGCTATCAATGACTATGACCACGATAATCCGGCAAAGGCAAGTTTTGCTACGCATGCCGGAAATAAGATGCGTGGCTTAATGTTGACTGCGCTTAGAGAACAACAAGCGACACCGCTTCAAACTGAGGCAAAGAAGTACAATCTTAAGCAAATCATAGCTAAGCACCCCATTGAAAGACAGGATGCTCTTAAGAGAATAGATACTTTTAAGCAGGCTCAGACCCCAAAAGCGCCTAAGCCAGGCGGAGAAGGAGGAATGAATGGGTAACAATAATAATGAAAATAACGGAAACCTAACGCAGCAAGGTCTGTTTGAAGATTTAGCTGCGGATCAGTTTGTTACTGGTAATGTTCAAGGTACTGGTATCGTAAGAACTCCAACTGTCCAACCGTTTCCTGTTTGGGGGACGCATCAAGATACTGGCCATGAGATGGAACGCTACTTGCCGCTGCCAACAGCAGAGAGTATGAAGCGTCGCGCTTTATTTGGGCTTCCACTCAAATCATTTCTAACCGGCGAAACAGTTACCGATCAGACTCTACAGGATTATGTCAATGAGGCCATTTCTGAAATTGAACATACTCTTGATCTGTACATCACGCCGGTGACGTTTGAAGAGCGTCACGATTATAACCGCGAGATGCAGTTTTACAGTTTCGGCGTTGTGAAGACCTATCACTCGCCAATCTTAAACGTCGAGAAGTATCAACTCACGTTCAATAATGGAATCGGAATTCCTGGCTCGTTGCCACTTGTCGATATTCCGCTTGAATTTATTCACGTGCAACCTCAAGATGGTACGGTCCAACTTGTTCCAGCTCAAGGTGTAACCATATCTGGCTTCATCATCAGTATTTATTCTGGCTTGGGATATCACGCATTCAATAGTCAGGCGATATCTTACTGGCCAGGTGCTGTATTCCTGAAGTATAGGTGTGGCTTTGAGAAACATAGGGTTCCAGCTTTGTTAGTGGGACTTATAGAACATATGGCTGCTTATAGGTTTTTGTCGACCTTAGGACCGGTGCTGTTTGCGTATAATAGTACG